CTAGAAACCCGGAACATCACGCAATATATCCAAATCATATACACGCTCAAAATCCAGCAGTTTATTTTTAGCAGAGTCTCGCTCATCTTTAGTTATACGACCCCGCTCAAATTGATCTCGTACCTCGACTGCTAACATTTTTAAATCGCTGATTGTCTCAACCTGCTCCAACATATCATTGATCCAGTCTAAAAAAGATTGATCAGCTGATGCAGACCGCACATAGTACCAATGCCGCCAAGTTTTCGGCCAATGCGCACGTTCTCCCCTTTCTCGTTTTGCTCTTGCCTCATCCGATATATCACGAAATTTATCCACTCTAATCCCTCCTAATCGAGACCAGTCTCATGATGAGACAGGTCTCAACTATCATCTACCAACTCAAAATGATGAGTATAAATCAGACATCCTGGATCGATCTCCCTTCTTTATATAATTCGTACGCCTTTGTAATCAAAACCTCCAGCAAACTAGTACGATCATACTCATACCCTATAATCCCAGCCTCACGCAACCTCTTGGTCTCATGCTTTGCAACCTCATCCAACATCCTAACAGTATCATCAGTAAAACGGAATGTCCTACGTTTTTTAATTTGCCGACTCATTTGGATACAACTCCTTTGCTCTCTGAAAAGCACAATCCACCATAGACATAAAATGTGCATCATCGGCAAGAGCACCCATCAAATAAGCAAAGACAACATGCTTAAAATTATCGCCACTATTTACAAACTCCTTAAGAAAATCTCTCTTCATCTAACTCATCTCCTTTCGTTCTCTGATTATAATATAACATGTTGTCATGACAAAGTCAATACATTGTCGTGATTTTTTTAAAAAATCTCTAAAAATATCATAAAAATCAATGCTCCGATCATCACTAATATCTCAAGTACCCAATCCAAAAAATATCCCTCCCTTACGAAATCGCCGGGTACATAAAAAATACGGGCTAGCGCCAGTGTTGGGCCCCATCCCGGCGGGCCCCTTCCCAACACCAGCGCTAGCGCGCTTTTTTGAGATCCGCGATTTCGCGCATCAGTGATAATCTATTTTTTTCCTTTGTGTCAAAATATGACAGTAAAATCAAGTTCACTAGTTGATTCTTAGATATTTCTAAATGATCCGCTAACTCTTCAATTCTACGTTTCAAGTCAGTTGTAAAAAAAATCAGTCTCATATCATTGCCCATGTCGCTCACCTCACGTACAATTTCCAAACTCAAGCTCAAACCCGATTTCTCTCAAAGATTCCAAGTCAAGATCAAATTTGCCATCAATACCGCCAAACATCCTGGATGTATCATATAGAGCACCAAAACGCTTCACGTAAAAACTACTCTCAGACCCCAACCTTTGCGGTCTATTTCCGGCATTCCAAAAAGTGACATACATAAATATTACAATTCCAAAAATATCCAATAGCTTAAATGGATAAACAGCATTAGCTTTTCTGTGACCGATCAAATATTCCGCACATTTGCGGATAGTCCTGTTAATCTGAGACTGGTAATCTTGGCAAACAAGTATAAAATCATAACCCATCTTGCGAGACTGCGTAAAAAAGAGCTTCCATAGACGAGTTTCCGGCTTCGAATTGTCCTCAGGCGGGAAGTAGTTCCCCGCCTCGTCTATCACGACGAGACAGGTTCCTTCACCGCCTTTTTCGAAAAACTCCATCTTTTTTTGCAACTGAAACAAAAAAGACACGCCTTGCTCACCCATCAAAAATTCGTCCGGTACATACATAAATCTATCTGCATAGCCACGCCTTTTCATCCCATCAGTAAAGTTCAGTGGGAAGTTCGCAACAACATACCTGCCTTGAGACAACGCCTCAACAATACGTTCTAATGCGTGATATGACTTACCGCTGCCCACAGTACCGTAAAAAATCTCTATCACATTATCAACTCCTAACTACTTTGAGCCATCTTAAAATCACCCGGTAAACATAATAGATTGCTATACAGGATAGTATCAGCATGAAATGCAAAATCATCCTGGGAAAAGGAATAAAAAAATTTATATACCCAAGCACAACAAGGCTATTTGGCGGATTATGACTGCCAAAATCCTTGACCGGAGAATCTGGAAGAAATCCAAAAACCCAGCCAATCGCCCCGCCAACAGCTGCAATCACAAAATTAATAGCCTCAATAATCAAATCCACTTTATCACCCCATCAATCAGGAGTTAATCTACGCAAAGCAAGCACAATACAAATATCAAAAACAATAAGCAAACCCCACCGGAAAATCTCTGCAATCGGTTCAAAAATGCAAAAATCTATGTCAAATCCAAAATTAAACGGTATCTTAACAGATCCAAGATAAAAAGCATCCTTAGACGCATCTAAATCAAAACGTGGACAAATCGGCTCGACGTCCAGCATTTTTATTAACCTGAAGACATCCCAAGGGATGGAAAACGGAAACTTTGTCGTAATCATACCACCGCCAGTAATCAACGGTTCCCAGTTTATCCGAGGTTCTGGTGACGGGTCAGGGCTCGGATTCGGCGACGGGTCAGGGCTCGGTTCAGGCTGCGGATCTGGAGACGGGTCAGGGCTCGGATTCGGCAACGGGTCAGGGCTCGGTTCAGGCTGCGGATCAGGAGACGGATTCGGCTGCGGTAAAGTTTCCGGCAACGGATCAGTCCAAGGCTGAGTTTCAGGGTCTGGAGCATCCTCCAACGGTGCAAGTGGCACATCTATTTCAATGCCATTTGGATAACTATTTAATATTTGTTCTTTTGCTTGATCGCTCGGATTTAACACATAGGACTGTAACCATTCTGGAGATGTTATCTCGCCGACATTACTTGTTATATATTCCTCTTTTATTGCGACATTATCAAAAGAATTCCATTCATCCATTGGAATATATAAATCACGACTTCCCGCTCGCTTCATATTAGTTTCACCATTTCTTATCAACCAAGATTCTATAACCATATAATCTTTACCATATGATGTTGTAGGATAAGCCTTAATACCGTTAGGATATTCATAATATAGATAATTTGACCAACTAGCCTTTATTAATTCCTGATATCCATTCCCAACAATCCACCATTGGTTCATGAGTATATCTTCATCATCATCAGGAAGAATGTAAAAACCATTTATCGACTTATAAACCCCATTCGGCAAGGGTTCTTCTAATAATTCAATGGCTTTATGTAATTCATATGCCTCTTTAAAAGCATTGTACAAATCAAACACAACGTCAACGCCTGTCAAAAAAGCCGCAGCACTCAAAACCACCCTACCAAAACCCTTTTTCGGATGATTGTCAGGATATGGCTCAATTTCTGCATTATTTATTTCTTCGACCAAATGCTTTTTATCTTCCCAATATCCCGCATTTTCCCACAAATCCCGGTTAAACTTTTCTACCGCCTTTTCATAGTTTTCCTTTGTGGCCATCTTAACGCCACTTTTTTGCATTATCCCAATCATGATCTTTTTTGCAGGGTCTGTTTTTAAAATTTTAATAGTGGGATTAGCATAACCATTAGATGGCAAAACAGATAACAAAAAAATAATAGCAACAAAAAATATCAAAAATTTTCTCATAATATATCAATCCTTTGAAAAAAGCCCAAGTTAAACACTTGGGCTATTTTATACCGTTTGCGGAGGTTAAAACTATGAAAAAAATCAGTACAGGCGTTATTTGGCAATCGTCGAAAAGACTTTTTTTCCATAACGCCAAGCGTAAATACCACCAAACAAGATAAGTCCGGCAGCTGCGATCGCACCAAGCACCGTCACCCCAGCAGTCACAATTTCTCCAAACTCACTAGTAATAGAAGAAGTAATCTCGTTCACCTTAAATTCACCCCCTTTCATAGTTAAGCAAAATATTAATAGCTAACCCGACTATGTAGCCGGTAAATCCAAAAAATCCCGCCAAGATCATTCCCTGCCCAAACATCTCATACACAAAATCTCGCATTGTCATTTACCCGCCTTCAATCCCACAAAAAAGAGATTGATTAAAAGTGCAGTGAAAATGACAACGTTAAGCGCTAAATTCCAAGATGCTGTTTCGTTCAATTGATCTAGTACAGCAATCAACTTATCATCAGTCGGAACCTCTTGCACTTCCTGCACTTGAGTTTGTGTCTCTGTCTGTTTTTGATCATCTCCAGCAGGATCAGCATTTTGTGATGTGATAGATTCAATAGTCTCTTTTGCATGCTGATCCTGATTTTCTTGATCTGCTGTCTGATCCCCAACCTCTTCTGTTTTCGGCTGCTCCGGTTCCGACTGCTGGGAAGATTCATCTTGTTGCTGTTCTTGATCTACTACAACTTGAGATTCATCAGTTTTCAAATCCTCATTATTCATTAACATCAAACCCTTTTTCGAAACTTAACCCACCAGTGAGACACCTTTAAAATCAAAAAACCCCCGATAAGTCCAGCTAAAGTCCATTTAACAAAAGGATTAACCGTAAACCCCGAAAGAATTCCGGATATAAATTCCTTCCACATCTAGACCACTTTCTTCGACGATGATACAGCTGGCAATATATCTGCTATTTCAACTTGAGTGCGACCGTAAAAATCCACAAGGTTTAAGCGCACTCGTACTTTTTCACCTTTCGTAAAAACACCAAACTGCTTTTCAGGATCGGCAGACAACGTGTAATTTTCAAAAGTTTCCGGATCACCAAGACGGAACATTCTATATTTTTTTCCAGATTTCTGAGACGTACCCTCGTTCACATCAATAAAAACTAAGTCTTTTACACTCTCAAACAT